AGTTTAGAACTGCAGTGTTTCTTGCACAAGATGAACAAGGTATGGCAGATATAAAAAATAAAATAGATGTGCATAGATTTACTGCAGATGTAATTGGTGTATCAAGACAAGACGCAAAGGCACATACATTTAAACCTTTGTATGGTGGTACAACAGGTACAGAAGATGAAAAAAAATATTATAAAACATTTGCAGAAAAATATAAACACATAACTAAATGGCATGATGAATTACAAACNCAAGCTATAACTTATAAAAGAATTAAACTACCTACAGGTAGAGAGTATGCGTTTCCATATGCAGAACGTATGCCTTGGGGTGGATCTAGTTATGGAACACAAATAAAAAATTATCCTGTACAAGGTTTAGCAACTGCTGACATTGTACCATTAGCATGTATAAAAATATATAAACTAATGAAAGAGCAAAAGGTAAAAAGTTTACTTATTAACACAGTTCACGATTCTATTGTGGCTGATGTTTATCCTGGAGAAGAAGCTGTAATGAGTAAAATATTTGACGAGGGTACAGCATCTGTAATACCTGCATTAAAAGAATATTATGGAATAAATTTTAATGTTCCACTTGACACAGAGATCAAAATGGGATATGACTGGTTAAATATGAAGGAGGTCAAATGACACAAACCAATCTAATACTAAAAATGGTAAGGTTTAATCACATTAAACCACTAATAACAATTGAGTTAGTTATGGATAACTATAGCGATGCTTTAAATATATCTGATAAACTCAATGACGTTGCGAAAGCAAAAGATGAAAGCACAACATCTTATTTTGTGCAAACAATTGATATACCATCATTGACTAAAGAAGTCTACGATGATGATATACCATTTTAATATAGGAGATTCTATGTATATAGAAAAAACTAAAATAAAAGTAATAGGCACTAAGTACGAACATGGTGGTAAAGAAAAAAAGAATGCTGTATTATCAGAGTTTAACTTTGATGATGGCATTCAGTCTAAAGATTTATCTAAGTTCTTACAAAGTCTACAAGAAGATCAAGGTCACAGATTTTGTGGTGAGACTACTTGTAATATAACAATAGATACATCTAAGGAGTATTAATGGATATACCTTTACTAGATAAAGAGTTGTGGGAAGACTACGCTGATGATGAGCAAGAGCAGGCTTATGATATGTTGCAAGATTTAAAAGCACAATGCGATGGAAAACCCACAAAGTTATATATAAATGAACACGAAGAACTACAAAGTTATTTAATGTGGTTTGCTCGTATGGAAGATTTGCCTTACGAGATTACTGATGAGGAGACTAAAATATGTTAATATTAGATATACTAATATATGGATTAATAGGTTGGGTATTAATAGGATTAGTTTTTAGAGGACTATGAAAATAATACTTGACAAATTAGTAAAAATGTGGTATAAGCAAATCAATAATTAAGGAGGCTATTATGGATAATAATATAGCAAATATAAATGAGATGTCTGATGAGCAGATTATGGAAGCTATCGGACAAGATGATGGTTCAAGTAAAGGAGTAAATATTCCTAGACTTGGCATCAACAGATCACCAGAAGATGATGAAGGTAATCAATTACCTGTTGGTAATTTATTTACATTTGATTCTAGTGTAGGTCAAAATGTATATGGTAAGCCAGTTACATTTAGACCATTCATAAGTGCAATGCAATATATGCACTATGATCCAGATAAATCTGAGTATACAAACAGATCAATTATTTTCAAGAATTGGAAAGAGGAAGCTGTAGATATACTTGGAGGCACAAAGTGTGGTAAGGTTCCTTTTAAAGATAGGGATTCTTTAACACCAGAACAATTNGCAGAACAAAGAACAATAAGATGTTATAGATTATTGTATGGTCTGTTATCATTTAAAGGAGTAAAAGCAAATGGCGAAGAACACACTGTTTCTAATCTGCCTACTTTATGGAGGGTTACAGGTACAGCATTTGCTCCAGTTGGCTCTGCGTTAGATCAGATAACTAAACGTAAGAAACTTATGTTTACTACTACGNTATCAGTAGNTACTAAGAGACAGAAAAAAGGTGGTAATGTATATTACACACCAGAGATTGCTGTCAATGCAGATGCTGGCTTAGANATGTCTAAAGAAGATATGGAAACTCTTGGAGTATTTCAAGAAGTTATCACTAAAGAAAATACAGAAGTGATAGATCTATATAAAGCTGCGAAGAAAAGTAATTACGACTCAGCTGATAAAGACATGAAAAAAGTTGTGGATCAAGTTGAAGATCCAGTAGATGTGCTGTCATCATAATGAACGATATACTTCTAAAAGTTCAAACGTATCTTGATAAAGTAAATAAAGAATCTATTGAAATATCAGATACTTTAGTAGAAGAGTTTGGTGAGGCATGTAAAAGTGCCTTACGCAAACAGTTCTCTGAGAAAAGAAATGAGGGCTTTAAACCAAGAATGTCAAGTATAGGTAGACCATTGTGCCAATTACAAATGGAAGCAAAGAATGTAAAAGGTGAAGGTCAACCATACAATACTAAGATGAGAAATACATTTGGAGATCTTATCGAAGCATTGGCTATATTTGTTATGAAATCAGCAGGAGTAGAAGTAAAAGATGAGCAGAAAAAAGTTAAACTTAAATTTAAAGAATCAGAAATTGAAGGCAGGCTTGATGTTAAGATTGATGAGAAAGTGTGGGATATTAAAAGTGCATCACCATATTCATTTGATAAAAAATTTGGAAGTGGATTTGAAGAAGTCGCAAAAGATGATGCGTTTGGATATGTACCTCAAGGATATCTTTATGGTGAAAGTGAGAAGATGCCTTTTGGTGGATGGATTGTAATTAATAAATCTACAGGTGAGTGGACAGTATGTGAAACTCCTATAGATGATGAGCAATATAAAATTAAAGCATTAACTAGTGCAGAAGAAAACATTACAGCTATAGAAAATAAAGTACCATTTAAAAGATGCTACGATGATATAGAAGAGACGTTTCGTACTAAGAAAACAGGTAATAGAGTTTTGGGCATGGCTTGTACATTTTGCCCATACAAGCTTCCTTGTTGGGGAAGTAAATTGCAATTGTTACCACAGCAACAATCGCAAGGCAAAAACCCTAAGTGGGTTTGGTACACTGAAGTAAATAATCCTAAGAAAGAGGAAACTTTTGCATAGAGATTATAACTTTAACTGGGTGGGGAGTAGTTTTGAGGGGTCTATTTTCCACCCTTGTACTTATGATGCTATATTTTGTATTATATAAAAATAAAAAAGATAAAGACTATAAAATGTTTACAAATATGTTATTTGATAATGAGAAGAGTGCAGAGGAATTTGGTAGAAAAAGTATGAAGAGAGGATTTGAGCATAAGGTAGTTGAATATAATGAAGACAACCATGAAAGGTATTGGTATAAATGAGAAAAAAAAAGTTTAATATGAAGAATGCAATAAAAGTTTTAGTTACACCTTGGGATAAAGGCTTTACCTGTGGTATAGTTATGGATAGTAAAGCCGCAATGACAACAGAGCAATATGAATTATGTTCTACTATTGCAAGAGGTATGATTAAAATGGCAACTTCAGACCCTCAGACTACATTTATGTATGGACTACGTGGGTTTGCAGATGATAAAAAAGATAACAGAAAAGATCTAGCTATTAATTCTGTAGCAGAGTTTGATAGTGAAGATAATGTTATTGATTTTATTGAATACTTAAAAAACAAACGTGATAAGGAGTTGAACTAATGGCAACACATTTAGTTATAGGTGACCCTCATTGTACACCTAAAGCAAGCAATGACAGATTTCTATGGGCAGGTAAACTAGCACATGATCTGAAACCAAATACCATAATATGCATGGGTGACTTTGCAAGTATGGATTCACTTTCAAGTTATGATAAAGGTAAAAAACAATTTGAAGGCAGAAGATATAAAAAAGATATTGCTCATGCACATGATGCATTGGCTAAATTTAACAAAGGTCTCAATGGGAGACGACCAAGAAAAATAATGTTACTTGGTAATCATGAAGATAGGATAGATAGAACAGTAGATGACATACCAGAACTTGAAGGCACAATTAGTACAGACGACTTTAAATTTGAAAGCTTTGGTTGGGAGGTTCATGAATACCAAAAACCTGTGGTTGTTGATGGTGTTTATTACTGCCATAACTACCCTACTGGTGTCATGGGTAAGCCTATTAGTGGTGACAACGTGGCTCGTTCTTTACTCTTAAAAAATAAAGTATCTTCTACTGTAGGTCATATACACACATTTGATTATGCTATGTGTGCACTACCTTCTGGTAAAAAACTTATGGGGTTATCTGCAGGATGTTACTTGCATCATAAAGAAAACTATGCTAAAGCTACACAGCAAATGTGGTGGAGTGGACTTGTAGTTAAACGTAATGTAGATAAAGGAGAGTATGATCTTGAGATGATTGAGTATAATACAGTAAGGAGAAAGTATGGTAAAAGATAAACGTGTATATCTAAAAAAGATAGATCATAGTAATGATATNTCATATGAAAATGAAGTGCAGTTTGATAATGTAAATTCACCTGCACATTACAGACATGGTAAGAAAGAAACCATAGATGTTATTCGTGATTGTATGACTAATGATGAGTATCATGGATACTTAAAAGGTAATGTCTTGAAATATGTTTCAAGATATAAATTTAAAGGAGAGCCATTGCAAGATTTAGAAAAAGCACAATGGTATTTAAATAGACTAGTAAAGGAGGTCAAAGATGGGTCAAGTTAAACAAGCAATAATAGAAGTAGAAGACTTTGTAGCAGGGTGTTTACAAAAAGGTAGAACACTAAATCAAACAATTAGAGATGCTAGAGAATCTGTAGCAGCTAAGACTAATCCTTATTTAGATGATGAGGAATTAGTTGAGAATAAAT